GGCGGCGGAGGTAATAACGCAGGTGGCGGTGGCGCTGGTGGACTTCGTTCTACCGTAACTGCAACAGGCGGCGGAGGCAGTTTAGAATCCGCTCTATTTTTAGCCAAAAACACAAACTACACAATTACCGTTGGCGCTGGTGGTGCTGGAGTTAATGGCGCTGGATTAGCTGCAAGTGGAGCAAATTCCGTTTTTGCAACAGTCACATCGACGGGCGGCGGCGGTGGCTATGGCGGAGATACTGCGGGTCAAGCAGGAGCCAATGGCGGATCTGGTGGCGGTAGCAATTATGCCTCTACTGGGACACCCGCAACTGGTACAACTAATCAAGGTTTTGCAGGCGGTGCTGGTCAAGGCGCAGTCGCGCCTTTTTACGCAGGAGGCGGCGGTGGCGCTGGTGAAGCAGGAAATGCAGACGGTCAAGGTTTTGGCGGCGACGGAGTATCCGTAAGTATTTCTGGGTCATCAGTCGCCTATGGCGGCGGTGGCGGTGGCGGCGGTAACTTTGCCACCAATCCAGAATTTAACGCTGGTGGTACTGGCGGCGGTGGCGACGGGGCAAATAATATTTCTAGGTCTGCAACACCAGGAACAGTAAACACGGGTGGCGGTGGCGGTGGAACTACTAACGCTAACCCGACTGCGCAATCTGGTGGCTCTGGCGTCATTATTCTTAAATACCCAGATACATTAACTGCAACCTTTAGCGGTGGAGTAACACAATCAACACCTGCCCCAGCAGGCGGTTTTAAGATTTCTACAATTACAGCAGCAGGCCTATCTGATACAGTGAGTTGGGCATAATGGCACATTACGCATACTTAGATGAAAATAACCTAGTGGTCGCGGTCACAGTGGGCAAAGACGAAAATGAACTTATTGACGGTTTAGACCCAGAAGTTTATTACGCACAAGGTACGCCTTACACAGTCAAGCGCACTAGTTACAACGGCAATATACGCTATAACTATGCCGGTATCGGATTTACCTACGACCCAATCGATGACGCGTTTATAGCGCCTATGCCTGAGTGCGGTCATGAGTCGCTATTACTTAATGATAAGAAGCGTTGGGAATGTGCAGAATGTGAGGCTATAAGTGAAGCCGCTACTATCTAAAGCAGGGCAACAATTAAGAGAGCAATTCGATGACACCTTCCCAGATCGTGATAGGCGTTCCGATGGTTGGATCGGCGATCTCCGTCATTCAGCGCGTCCTAGTGACCATAACCCTGATAAACAAAATGGGATTGTTAGAGCCATCGATGTCGATCGAGATGTTCATAAGTCAGGCAAACCCGACCTCATGCCCGATATTGCAGATCAACTTCGACTCGCGGCCAAGAAAGGCGAGAAGCGAATCTCCTACATCATCTTTGCCGGGCGAATTGCATCGCCTCGCATGGGCTGGCGCTGGCGCAAGTATTCTGGAAGCAATCCGCATAACGCTCATTGCCATATCTCTTTCACTACAAAGGGCGATACGGATGGTTCGTTCTTTAATATCCCGCTACTAGGAGGCAAATAAATGGAAGCAATTATCTATGCAACGCTAGGGCTGATTGCTATCCCAGTAATCCGAGCCGCGATTAAGTCATACCGAGCAAAGAAGGCCGTAGGCGATATTGTCGCAGACGCGCTAGAAGCGGCAGTTGATACAGTCGAGAAGAAGAAATGAGTCAGAACGACTTCTTCACTCTTTACTTTGCAAGCCTTGCCGTAATTGGTGGTCTTGCCGGGTATGTCATTACACACTTGCTATCTGAAATTAAGCGACTTAATTCGCGTGTCGATGAGATTTATAACATCCTCTTAGAGCGATAATTTTCGACATGGCAAAGAAGAAAGTAATCGATCTCGATACCTATTCACGGCTTGACGCATGGGCAATTAGTCTGCACGAAATGTACCGAGCGCTTAGACGCGCTGGGTTCGCAGTCGATATAGCCCTTAGTATCATTCAGGATAAGGACGCTTACCCAGACTGGATCTTGCCATCGATCCCCGACCGAGTGGATCGCCTACCTTACGAGGACGACGACGAGGATTAAATGAAACGCATTGTCATAGTGAGCGACCTACAGGTTCCGTTCCACGATAGACACGCAGTGAAGAATTTAGCCAGTTTTATCAGTAAGTTTAAGCCGCACGAAGTAGTAACGATCGGCGACGAAATAGATTTTAATACCATTAGCAAGTGGTCAGAAGGGACGCCAGAGGCTTATGAACAGACTCTTGGAGATGATCGCGAGGAGGCTATTCAAGTACTTTACGATCTCCAGGTAACACAGATGATTCGGTCTAATCACACAGACCGCCTGTATAACCAGATCATGAGGAAGATTCCTTCATTCCTATCCTTGCCAGAACTTAGGTTCGAAAAGTTTATGCGCCTCGATCAACTAGGAATTACCTTTCATAAGAAGCCTTATAACATCGCGCCGGGCTGGATTGCCGTTCATGGCGACCATACCCCTATTAAGTCACAGGGCGGGCTCTCAGCCCTTGAAGCAGCCCGTAGGCATGGCAAGAGCGTTATCTCAGGGCATACTCACAGAGCAGGTAGATCATCCTTCTCAGAGGCCTCTGGAGGCCGTATAGGGCGTGTTTTACATGGGGTCGAGGTTGGTAACCTTATGGACTTCTCAAAGGCCTCATATACCAAAGGATCAGCTAACTGGCAACAAGCCTTTGCCATCATGTATGTCGATGGTAAGAACGTCCAGGTTGATCTGATCTACATCGAGAAGGATGGGACTTTCGTAGTGGCTGGTAAGCGCTACGGCAGAGCCCGATAATCGTTATCGTTTCGTTATCAAAATACTCTAGCTGCTTAGCGTAATCGAATGTAATCTTGCCCTAACAACAACCAAAGGGGGCAAAATGTTCGATCCATCAACAGGCGACGCGCTAGTTATGATTCTAATTGGTGCGCTATATTTTCACCTCGGCCGCATCGCTGGCCATCGAGTAGGTTATCTCAAAGGACGTAAAGCCGTTCGCGAGTACTACGAAAACAAAGAAAAGGTGAGAGTGTGAACGCAGGTGATTTCCTTACAGAAGCAAAAGCAATTATCCAAGACCGTGGTATGGACTATGGACATCCGTCGGACAATATGTCCAGAACTGCACGTCTATGGTCAGCATTCCTCGAGATGCCACTTACTGATTACCAGGTCGCGACATGTCTTGCGTTGGTCAAAGTCGCAAGATCGATGGAATCTGGAAAGGTCGATACTTACATCGACGGAGCAGCTTATCTAGCAATTGCCGGGCAACTACACACAGAGGAGAACGAGTTATATGTTTAATTTAGAAGATTACGAAACAGTCGAAGAACGCCTAATTAAGTTTTGGAAGGAACATCCCGATGGACAGATACATACTGAACTTCTTGATCAGACCTCTGGTCGTTTTATCGTTATGGCTAGTATCTTTAGAACTGAGGCTGATCTTAAACCTTGGACTACTGGGCTCGCTGAAGAAACGGTACAAGGTCGCGGAGTTAATGCTACGTCCGCTCTCGAGAATTGCGAAACAAGTGCGATTGGCCGTGCTCTGGCTAATGCAGGTTACGCAACTAAAGGCAAGAGAGCGTCGCGTGAAGAGATGGTCAAAGTCGCCAAAGGCGCTGAAGTAAAGGCTACGATTGATGAAGTAAAGGCTAAGATGGCGAGTACATCTGGCGAATACATTCCAGTGGTAAAGGAGGAAGATCCTTGGACGATAAAGCCAGCGACTATGCCGCCCACAATGGGGGAAGCGGTTGCGACGGTCAAAGAGATTATTGGCGGCCAGACCGAGAAGGATATTCCACGTTGTCCTCATGGCGACATGATGTGGCGTACTGGTCAGAGCGGTGCAGGTAAAGCCTGGGGTCATTTCAAATGTGCATCATCGGTAACAGGTGAACTTACTCGATGCCCTAAAGGTGAAGATGTTATCTGGTATGAGATCAACAAGGAAACAGGCGCATGGCAGCGCCAGAAGGCGAGAATTTAATGGGCGCACTACAGTTCATGAATCAAGATGGGGAATGGGAGTCATTTCCTACTGAGGATGAGATCGCTCGATCTAAAGAAGTTCAGGCTATCTTGGAAGAGTTTACGTTTATGACTAGATGTTGTATCTGTAATGAATCAATTCCAGTAGCAGATATCAAGGTCAATCTCATTAACAAGGCATGGTCATGCAAGAAGTGTCACGCGGTCAATGGCCTCACAAAGCCGTAAATACCGGGGATTCTCGACTGAGCGTGTGGTCGCCAAGTACCTATCGACTTGGTGGGCTCATGCGGACATTGGTCGAGGGGCTGGAAAAGATATAACCCATGTTCCTTTCGACATGGAAGTTAAGGCTAGATCGGCGTTCCAGCCAAAGGCGTGGATCGATCAGGTCACAAAACGGGCAGGTAAAACTGGT